GTGCCGGGGAGAGTGGTGCCGTTGGCATACGTCAGGAAACCGCGCCACTTGCCGACGCCGTTGCCGCTAACGGCTGCGGTGTTCTCGGCCCGGCCCATGGCTTCACCGACCTTGTTGGACAACCACGTTTCCATGTTGATTTCCGCATCATCAAGCAGCTTTTGGGTTGCTGCCGGGTTTGCGTAAATCTCATGCACCGGGATGCGCCAAGCGCCAAGCTGCGGCGTGTTGGTTTCGGTGCGTGCGCCCGTTTCACCAACCCAACCGACCGAAGCCTCGTCCAGATCATACATGCCTTCCAGCGCATCGGTGCTGATATTCTGGATATTGGCATAAGCGCGAATGACCGAAGTCTCGAACTCCTTGGTCACGATGCGGCCCGACATATCGGGATGCACAACGTAGCCGCCGTCCGGGTCGCTGCCGACCGAAAGAGCCTTGGTCTGCACCTGATCCAGCACGCGGTCATCTTTGCGCAGGTAAGCGTCAAAAGCGGACTTGTATGCATTCAAGTCGTCGGCACCATACTCATGGATATTGGTGCCCTGGGCGCGCGCGTTGCGCTTGGCCCATTTCAACGCCTTGGCGTCAATATCCACATCATTGCCGTTGCCATCGGATACGATCCGGGATGCGCGCTTGACCGCCAAAACCGCATCGTCCGCAACCTTTTGGGCCGCGTCCAGATCGGCGGTAATCTTGGCCAGCTTCTCTTCAAGCACGACATCGCGCGCCTTCAAGTTATCATCGTTTGCGGACTTGAACTCTTCGAAGCCCTTGTTGAGTGCATCGACGGCCTTTTTGGCCTCTAGCATCACGTTTTCATTGTCAGACATGAAATTGCCTTTCCAGTTGCCTGATTGCATCAAAAAAGCCGCCCATTTCAGGCGACTTGGCTACCGGCTCTGCCTTCACATCATCCCGATGATCTGCTAGCCCTTTGAAGCCCTTGGCCGCGATGGCCTTGGCTTCCGTCTGAGAAAAGCCAGCATCCCGCAAGGCCCGCTCAAAATCTCTAATTGTCCTGATCGACTTGACCGCCGTGACCTGCGCGTCTGGCAGCATCGGGAACGTGACAAGCGAAACCTCGAATAGTTCCAACTCATCCAGCGCCCGAATGCGCCCGCCCGCTTCATCGCTGGCTTCTTTCACACGATAGCCGATTGACATGCTGTCCATTGCGCCAGCCTTCAACAGCGCCGCCGCCTCATCGGCCTGCCGAACGCCTTTGACCAGCCGCCCGCGAACGAATAGCCCGCGGTCATCTTCTGCAACCTGTTCCCAAACGCCAATCGGCTGGCTTTGGTCATGTTGCCAAAGCATCTTGACCTTCCGCCCGCTTTGCAGCGACTTGGCGAACGCGCCCGGCTTCACAACGTCAAGCCCCTGGTCGATAACGTCGAAAACCGAAGCATAGCCTTCAAAGACGCCTTCTGCGTCCGGCTCTGCCTTCAGTTCGAACGCGGCTGATTTGTATTCCATTGACCTACTCCAAAACCGAATGCACAGATGCGCACCGGCAATTGCTAACTATTACGCCCTCGGCTATCATGAGGCTTGCCCTCTCTTGAAGATCGTAGACATGGCCACAAAACTTTTCTCTCCTGACACTGACCACATCATCAAAAACCGCCATTCCAGCGGCGAAAGCGTCAAAAGCATTGCCGAGCATTTCGGATGCTCCCGCAACGCCATCGTTAGCGCCATCGCCCGGTCTGGCGGTCGCCAACGAAACCGAAGCGAGGCGGAAGCCGTCAAATGGGCCAGCATGACGCAAGCCGCTAGACAACATCAGGTCGCCGCGGCCCACGCTGCCACACGTGGCCGGACTGTTGGCCTCAGCGAAAAGAGGCAGCGCGCTAGAGGACACTTCGCCCGCCAAACCCGCGTTGGAATGTACGAGCGCGAAATAATCGAGGAACTGGCCAAGCGCGGCATTGCAGCCGACAACCAATTCCCCTTTGGCGTCTACAATTTCGATATTGCCTTGCGCGGACGAGCCGTCGCCGTGGAAGTCTATGCTTCCCACCCTGGCAAAGACCGGCTTGTTGACCTGAGACAACGCAGCAAAGACATCATCAATTCTGGATGGTCCCAAATCAATGTTCTGGTCAATTATCCCAAACGGGTTTTCATTCTTAGCGACGTATGCGACCAGATTGTCGCCTTTGCTGATCTTATTGGCATGGACAAGCCCATCACTGGTCATTACCGGGTGATTAGGGGTAACGGTAAGATTGCGGCCACTTCTGGTCTCTATTTTGACGACATCACCCACATATAGCACACGGCTTGCCGCCTCAAATCGGCCTGCAACCGTTGTCTCTGGCACGAAACAATTGATCGTATTCCCTGGGCTCCCTGCCGGGTCGCCTGGGTACATCATCGCTTCAGTCTTGCCGAACAACCCCGGCACCATGAAAGGTGCATCCATCGCCACTTGCACGCCATTCATAGCGCGGTGACTGAACTCCGATATTGTCGGCTCCAGGAAGTCGCGCGTGCGATGGTCTTCCACCGACACCCATTCCTTAACCAGCTTTAACCCGGTCGCCTTGGCCGCATGATGCGCGCCATAGTTCGCCGCATTGTGCGTTTCCGTTCGCGCAATGACGTGCGCCCGCGCCCGTGCAATCCTTGGCGCGCGTTCGCGAATGGCCTTGGCTATCTTGTCCAGGCTGTCGCCGTTCTCTTGCCCGCTGGCAATCATCCGCATTACGTGGTCGCGGGTTGTCTCGTTTATGGCCGTGATCCGCCGCCGTATCATTTCCGCCGCGATAAACTCAGCAGCCAAACGGGCGAAGAACTCGGCAAAGCCCTTTTGATCCAGCGTTAGCGTTGCCGCCTTGCCACGGTCCAGAATGCGCGCGCCGAATGTGGCTATTGCTTGACCAACGACCGCCTGCATGGTCGCAGTCAACCGCGCCTCGCTGCCGTCCGGCAGTTGCGGCAATCCCCGGCCTATTTCGTACTGGTCCGCCATGGCTTGCATTGTGCGGTTGATTTCCGCCGCAATGCGCGCCCGGTTGGCATTTGCCAAGGACGCTATCAACCGTTCCTGCTTTGCCGCCTCTTCTTGTGGCGACGAACCAAGAAGCGGCCTCACTTCAAATCAAGCCCATATGCCAGCGCGTTCAGGTCCGCCTTGGTCAATGCCGGGTCTGGCACTGCCGGGGCGGCTGGCTTGGTCGGCAATACGTCACCATCTGGCAACGGCTCATAACCTTTAATCAATCGGCGCTCGTTTATGGTCAGGTCCATAGACTTGTCTGCCATATCCCAAAGCACGCGCTTTTTTTCCGCAATCGCCGGGACGTGGTCATAGTCTGGCTTGACTTCCAAACCACCGAACGCCTCGCCTAGCGAATTGGTCCAGTTATCAGCCACGCGCTCTACAAGCGGGATTACCGTATCTTCCCAGAATGCGAGCCGCGCTTCCTGGTAGTTGGAATACGTGTTGTCACCTGGGATACCCATAAGCTGGGCAGGAACGCCAAACGCAAGCGACACGTCACGGGCGGCGCTGTACTTGGTCTGCAATATCTCCATGTCTTTGGGGCTCATCCCCATTGCCTGCCATGATACGCCACCATCTAGCAGCATCGGACGGCCCGCATTCTTTGCGCCCTGATACTGCATTTCCATCTGGGCCTTAAGCCGGTTGTAGTTGTCATCTGAAGGCGGCGTTTCCGATACCAGCGCGCCCGATGGCCTAGCGCTATTCTGCAACAGCGATTGCATGAGGCTCATGCTTTCGTTGTGTTGATCCACCGAATACGCGCCCGCCTCAATGGGGCTCATTCCGTACCAATCATTGAGCGGGTTAAATAGCCGTGTATGGTGCAACTCGCCTTTGTTCGTGATTGGGTCGGTGTCGAAATCGCGGTACTTGCCGTTGCCCACTTCGTAGCGATAGGTCAACAGCCCGCTGTTAGTGTGCGGGATAATCTTTACCCGGTCAGGCCGCAGCGTATATATCTCCCGCGGCTCATTGCGAACGGTCACGCTCTCTTCGTATTCGTTGCCGCTAATCAGCAGGAACCCAATTTTAGCCTGTATGTATTCGGCCTGCCCTTGCGTTGGATTGGGCCGCGCCAATAGGTCAATCAATGGGCTTTCCGTTAGTTCGCTGTCACCTCTCCACACCATCCAGCGGACGCTTGAAACGGCTTCGGCCACGCGGTTGATTGCCTGATAGGCAACCACGTTTCGCATATAGGCTTCTTCCGCAAACGCCTTATAGTCCCTTGGCGTCCAGACCGGTTGCCCTGGGTTCATTATGTGCAGTGCTGCAACCGCGCTTTCTTTGCGCGATAGCCACCTATCCCAAAACGCCATCTATAGCGCCCGGATTTGTGGCATGACGGGGAACGCCAGGAAGTCGTCGATTGCATCCATTAGCGGGTCAACCTGATCATCAAAGCCGGTGCCTAGGCCGTCGAACATCTGCAATTCGCTCCTTAGCGCTGGCGTGTATTCAGCATTTGCAGGCAGCATCACTTGCCCGGTTGCTATCCATGGGGCTGCGTCGAGCCCGCGAGTGTATTTGTCCTTGCCGCGCTGGATGCCCTGCATAGGCAATCCCTTCCGCCGCAATGTCTGGATTAGGCCAGTTCCTGAAACCTTGTCTTCCACCTTAAACCCGCGCGGGCGCTTGAAGCGGTGATTTTCCCAGAAGGCAACGGCCATGCGCTCCAGTTCCGGGGCTTCCCATTTGCCGCGCAATTGGTCCATTAGCGCGATCTGGCTTCCTGCCTTGCCCCATAGCTGGAAAACGCTCCAATCGTTGCGCTCGCCCGTCTTTTGCGCCGTATCTGCATAGATGCAATATTCGCTGCATTCGGGCGGCTCATTGTACCAATGGATGCCCGCCATATCGAACAACGCGCCTTCAAT